CTTGCCACTCCGCAAACGTCCCTTGCGGATATGATGAACATGGCATCGGGTGTGCAGCAATACCAGCAAGCGCAGCAAGTCAATCCAATTGCATTGCAAGCCAAACAATTGGAACTGCAAAAGTTAAAAGATACATATGGCGCTTCTGTAGCACAAGCAATTGCTGAATCGCAAAAAGCGCAAACTGGCGCTCGGGTTGCCGAAGCAATAGCACCATCTCAAATAAGTGTGGCTGGTTCACAAGCACAAAAAGCAGAAGTTGATGCTTTAGATTCTCGATTTAAGTACGACTCAGGAATGCACGAATCATTTGCCAAAATTCTTGATGGATTTCGTACCGACCCACGTTTAAAAGACCCAGCAAATGTAAAGTCTAGCGATGCGTCCGACATAATGCACGAAATTAAAACTTCTGCACGAAATGCCGGTATCCCCGAAAGAACGGCAGACGCATTGACTGCGCCAGGTCTGCTTACTGCATTGGGCAAGCCTGGGCAATTTGCTGATTATTTGGCAAACACCGCAGGGCAAACGCAAACCGCATTGGAAAAACGCAATGCCGTTCAGCCTACTGTTTCGGTCACATCAGAAGGCAGAACAGTTACGCAAGTTCCTGGTCGTTTGCCATATCAAGCGCCGACTGTTACTGTTGGCACGGCTGGTGGTCTGCAAGAAGGTGCGTCACCTCCTGCTGCTGCACCAACGCCACAAGTTGGTGTTAATCCATTAGAAATGGGTGGTGCATTTGGATTAAGCGCTCCTGTTGCGCCAACTTTCCCCAAGCGCACAACTCAGCAATATATTCCATTGCCAGGCGAGGCAGAAGCGCAAACCAACGGTATTAAATTGCGTACTGCTTTGACTAATGGGTTAAACAATACCGCAGACATGAACAGAAATGTTCAAGAATCGTTTTCTGCAATTACAAAATTAAAACCTGATTCTTGGTACACAAGTGGAGCGCCTGGTACTGTAGTAAGAAATGTAAGTAATTTGTTAGGAAGTTCAAATTACCAACAATTGTCCAAAGATTTGGCAAACCTTCAAATTGCTCAAATGCAAGCAAATGGCGGTTCATTGGACACTGTTGCCGGTCAAGGATTGCAAGCAAAAGCAACTGGCACAGAAACTTACAACCCTGATGTTTTGCTTAACATCATGCAACGCATAGATGCAACCAAAACTGAACTTCAGTTAAAAGCGCCTGCTGCAAATTTGTTTGCACAAAAAAATGGCGATAACAACTTTGCAAAGTTTCAACAAGAATGGTCTAAAAACGCAGATTCAAAAGTGTTTCAAGCAATCAACATTTTTCACAATGTTACAGACCCTCAAGAGCAAAAAGCGCAAATCAATAATTTGCTTGGCAAAGACCCAAAAGCCCGTAAGTTGTTTGCTGAAAAGTACGATAACATTCAGAAACTCATAACCAAAGGGAGTTTGGATTAATGGCTTCTGATCCGTTGCGCGCCCTTATTGCTGGTGATGAGCAGCCCGCGCCTGCTCAGAATGCGCCTGCAAAAAAAGGCGGTCAATTAACCAAAGAAGCAATGCTTGGTTATAACGATCTTGCTGAAACATTAAAACAATTAAAAGAATCAACTTCTCAGTTTGTTCCTGGAAGCCCATTGCATCAGCAAAATTTAGCATCTATTGCAGAAGCAGAAAGAACACTTCAAAAAGCTAATTTGCCTAATGTGCAAGCAACGCCAGCACAAGTTAGCGCAGCGCCAGCACAACCCGCTGACCCATTACGCGCATTGATTTCTGGTGAAGAAACTCCTGCGCCACAAGGCATAGATGTAAATGCTCAAGCTGCTGCACGTTTGCAGCGTCAAGGTGCACAACCGCAATATAAAAGTGCCGTTGGTCAAGCTTTCCAAAATGCTTTTGACAACATAAGACAATCAAAACAACCAATTCCAACAACTCCAGAATCTCAATTGACGCAAAATCAATTTATTTCTGAAGTTCCACGAACTATTGCACAAAATTTAGGCGCTACATCTATTGCCGGTTTAGCTGGACTTGCAGGAACGGTATTGCCTGGCCCAGAAGGACAAGGCGCTGAATGGGTTAACAAGGTTCAAAAAGCATTGTCTTATGAGCCAACATCTCCGACAACCAAAGCAATTATTACTGCAATGGGATTGCCGCAAGAATATATTGTTAACCCTATCGCGGAAGCTGCTGGCGGTGCTTTGGCAGAAAAAGGCTACCCTGCGGCGGGAGCAATTACGCAAGGCGTAATAGAAACAGCGCCAGGATTATTGGGATTGCGTAAAGGCAAAACGCCATTAGGAACGCAAAGTTTTGTAGAGCCAGGCATTCGTACTGCTTCAGAAGTGCCTGCCGTCATGCGTAAATCCGCAAATATGACGCCTCAACAGATTGCTGATGTGCAGGCAGCGTTTGAGGCTAAGAAGGCAGCATTGACTTCAGCGCCAGCACAAGTTCCAACGCCAACCGCAGCATTGCCAACGGCAGCAAATTTGTCCGCTGGAGCCGCTGCCGTGGACAAGCCAACCGCTGTAAGTGCTTTGGCAGCAGAAGCAACTCCAGAGTTTGCACAATTGCTTAATAAGTCTAATCCTGGCAAAGTTAATTTAGAGGCTGGTCAAACCGCATTGTTAGAAGATAAACACGGAATCAGCCTTTCAAGAGGACAACGCACGGGTCAAGGATATGCAGACGAATGGAACAATCGTGGAGCACATCCCGAAACTATTGGCCCATTGTTTGAAAATCAACCTTCTCAAGTAAAAACAGCATTGGAAAAAGTGCGTGATGACATTGCGCCTGACATTCGAGGTTATGGCCCTAATGACATTGGTCAATTAGAAATAAATGGATTTCTTAAAAATGATGCTGTTCGTCAAGAAAACATTAGCAAAGCCTATGGCGACTTAAAAGACAAGTACAACGAATTACGTCAACAAAAAGGTTTGGCTCCAACAGATCAATTTCCTGTTGATGGTGTGCAATTCATTAAGAATGCAAAAAATAAACTTTCTGAAGAATTGTTGTCTAACGATGTCCCCGAATCGTTGCAAAAAACATTGGCTGACATAGAACAACAAAACGGTCAAATGACGTTTGACAAATTTTTAAAGTTAAATCAACGCCTTGGTCAGTACATGAAAGAAGGCAAAGGCAGCGAAAGAGCAGCGGCTTTTGTTATTCGTCAAGAATTGCAAAAAATTCCATTAGTTGATGAAGCAGCACAACTTAAACCGTTGGCAGATAAAGCCATTGGATTGGCAAAAGAACGGTTTGATACCATCAGGGATGTACCTGGTTACAAACAAGCAGTCAAAGAAGCGGTCAGCGCAAAAGATGCAGCAGAAGAAATTGGCAGCGCTGGTGCTGATACATTCCACAGCAAATATGTAACCAAAGGTTCTCGCGCAGACATACAACGCATGATTCGTGAATTGGGTCAAGACTCAGAAGCGCATCAAGCAATGAAGGCTGGCGAGATTGAGGCATTGAAAAAGGCAAGCGGCGTGTCTGGTGACATTCTTAACCTTACGCCTAAAGGCTTGCACGACTATTTATACAATCAAAGAGAAAAATTAATAGATTTGCATGGCGCAGAAGGCGCAAAAAATCTTAATGAAATCAACTTTTTGACAAACAAAATTGCACAGCCAAAAACCAAAGTGTTTAATTATTCAAACACATTGTCAGGACAGATTGCGGAAATGGCAAAGCAAGCAGGAGCAACTGGACTTGAAGCATTGGCAGCAAAAGGCACAGGCGGTATGTCAATTCCTATTGTTCAATTGGGCAAAGGATGGTTTGCAAACAAGCAAAAAGAGCAATTTGGTAGAAACGCTGCCGCAAAATATAGCGGTGTAATTGAGGATTAAAAATGGCAGTCAATCTTTCCCCCATCGGTAACGGATTCCAGTTCTTTACCACCACCGGCATCCCTCTAAATGGGGGATATATCTATACCTACCTTGCAGGGACTACAACCCCAGCAACAACGTACACAACAACGTCTGGCTTGGTTGCTAACACCAACCCTATCCAACTAGGTACGGATGGTCGGCCTCCGCAAGAAATATGGCTAACTTATGGGACAAATTACAAGTTTGTTTTGACTGATTCGTCTAATAATTCAATTGCAACTTACGACAATCTGTACGGAATTGTTGGCACAACATCGGCGGTTAGCGCAGTCCCATCAGGCGGCATCATCATGTGGTCTGGTTCTATTGCGTCAGTTCCAACTGGATACTACCTTTGCGATGGGTCTAACGGCACTCCCAATTTGAAAGACTCTTTTGTTGTTGGGGCTGGTAACACCTACTCAGTCGGCAATACGGGTGGCTTTACAGCGGCATCCACAAGCAATGTCGGTACATATCTGCCCACTTATTACGCACTTGCCTACATTCAAAAATCATGACCGAAACAGAAGCCCGTCTAAATTCGCATGAAGCAGTTTGTGCAGAGCGTTACAATCAAATCAACGCTAGGCTCAAACGCTTAGAACGAATCATTATGAGTGCCGCCGGCTCTATGTTGCTTGGCATGGCAGGGATTATCTTTACCTTTATAAGCCATGTGAAATGATTGATCCTCTAACCGCCTTTGCAGCAGCGCAAGCCGCCGTAAAGGGGGTTAAGGCTGCCATTGCTTTAGGGAAAGACATTCACGCCATTTCTGGCGACATGATGAAGTTCTTTGAGGCAAAGGACGTAGTTCAAAAAGCCGCCTCAAATCCTAAGTCAGCGTTTGGAAAGTCAGATACCGCTGCGGCTTTTGAGATTGTCATGCAAGCCAAGCAACTTGCAGATGCTGAGCGCGAACTGAACAACTACATGGTTATGTCTGGCAATGCTGACTTGTGGCAACAGTTAATGATTGAACGCAACAACATCATTCAAACCCGCAAAAAACAAGAGATTTTGGACGAAAAGAACGCTGCCGCCAAGAAAAAAGAAATGGACGAATTCATTAATTGGCTACTTGGTGGCGCAATTGTGATATTGGTTTTGGGCTTAGTCTTTTGGTGGCTCACTATGCTTTTGGAGAAACATTAATGCTTACGATTTTGTCTACCTTGATTTCATTCTTGATGGGCGGTTTGCCTAAACTTTTGGACTTTTTCCAAGATAGAAACGATAAAGCGCACGAACTTGCCCTGGCTCAAATGCAGATTGAACGCGAACTTGAATTACGCAAAGCAGGGTTTGAGGCGCAAGAGCGATTAGAGCAAATCCATTATTCTGAGTTGGAGATGGAAACCACGGCAAAGGCCAATGAAAACTTGGTTAACGCTCAAGTTGCTGAGATGAACGCCATCTATCAGCATGACGAATCTTTGAATGAAGGCACATCACAATGGATGAAAAACCTACGCGCTGGCGTTCGTTCGTTTATTACCCTTGGCTTCTTTTTCCTGCTGGTGTTTGTTGACGTAGGCTTGTTTATCTACGGATACAACAACGGCGTTCAATTCCCTGTCCTGGCTGAGCGCCTGTGGGATTCCAATACTCAAGCGTTATTTGCTTCCATCATTGCATTCCATTTTGGGGGCCGAGCCTTTGGCAAATGATTTGGACTCTTGTGCTTATATCAGGTATTAATATGCAGTACGTCACCACGGTGGGGTACTTTGAGTATGAGGCTGCCTGTCAAAAAGCGGCTCAAGAATGGCGAGATTTGGGATACAAAGTTGGTTGTGTTCAAACCGTGAGACGCAAATGAAAGTTTCCGACAAGGCAATTGAGTTAATCAAGCACCATGAAGGCGTAAGGCAGCGCCCTTATCGTTGTCCTGCCCTTTTATGGACGATTGGCGTGGGTCATGTGCTTTACCCTAGTCAGGGTGCAATAAAGTTAGATCAGCGCAATTCTGTGCCTTTAAAGCCTGAGGATGACCGCCAATTCAGCATAGAGGAAGTGAATGCAATACTTAAATCTGATTTGGCCCGATTTGAGCGTGGTGTTGAGCAGTTTATCCCTGTCCAACTTACCCAAGGCCAATTCGATGCTTGCGTTTCTTTTGCTTTCAATGTTGGCCTGGGAACACTTCAGCGCAGCACGTTTAGGCAAAAGATTATTCGCGGCGATATTGAAGGCGCTGCGGACGAACTTCTAAAGTATTGCATGGCAGGGGGGAAACCCTTAAAAGGGTTGCATAACAGGCGCAGGGATGAACGCGCCGTGTTCCTTTCATGACGGTGGTGGACAATCCTTTGGCACTTCTACTTTGACGTAAACAGGGACATACATACCGCCATCGGTGTGTTGTGTCCATCTATCAATGTAAACGTCTGCCATAGTGCTTAAAGATCGTTTTACCGCATCGGCAGGAACGCCAAGCAATGCCGCTATGTGTCGTGCTGTTAAGCCTTCCTCATACTGGGTAAGAATGGGCCTAATTCGTTCTGTCATTGCCCTCATTTATCTTGTTCTTTCATGTGCTTGATTGCTTCCATCATTCTTTCAATGTACGTTAGCGCAACCGTACATTCGTAAATTGCATCATCGTAGTGATTGCTCAACATACATTGATGCGTTTCTTTTAGCGCGTGTTCAGCGTTCATGCATGGCAGTGCGTAGTCTTTTATTACTTCAATTTTCATGTGTTTTTTTCTTTTAATGCTTTTTCGTAGGCTTTAAATATTTTATATTCACTAACTGGATTAATAATAAGTTGCCTAAAAATCTCAAGTTGTTCTTTTTTTGTTAACCCAACCCAAGGGCGTTGCGGCGACTGTTGGTAAACAGGAAAACAATCTTTGCAAGCCTTGTGAGTTGTCGGTAAACCAAACATACCGTTTTCGTCAGCCTTACATAGCCACGCCACAGGCTCCTGCGCTGGCTGTGCTGCCTTCTTGCCATCGTAGTATCCGCTTTGGTATGCAATCGTTAGCGTATCGTCATCTTTCAACTTGGCTTGCGCTGCTGCCTTTTTGCTTTCGTAGCCTGTCATTTCAGCACCGCCGCAATAATCATAGACACGCCAACCATAATGATGACCCAAGCGATAATGCCTTTGATTTGTTTTACAAACTGCGCGTAGTCGCTAGGCTCGGGCTCATTAAACTCCCAATCTTTTTGTTTAGACTCCATGTAGGCTTTATCTGCATCAGTCATTTGTACTCCTTCATGCGTTCGTTAAGACGCTCAATGCGGGCTAAGCTAAGTTGGAGACAAGCCTTTGCGTACTCGGTGGCGTTCTCTGACTCAAGCCTCTCCAGATGCGCTTGGGCCAAAGAATGCGTAATAACTTCCAGGGGGGTCAAGTCACGCCAATAGTCTTTAAAGAATTTCAGAAACCGCATACCATTCCCTTTCGTTACGATTGGTTTTTGACAAGACTTTGTTGCCTGTCAAACCGATAAGCCCTTCACGTTCCATTTCGGGCAAGCGCTTGCCAATCTGATGCGACTCAAGATCGGTAAAGCGGGAGATTCCATCCTTGCCCAATGGCCCGTAATCTTTCAAGCATTGCAAAATAATTTGTGAATGGTGCTTGGCAAGTTCCTTAGCCGACCCTGCGGCTTGCCAACTGGTTATTGGGTCAGTGTTCCGAGCACGTGGATGCTCAAAATGGGGTGTCAAAGTCATCATTTGGCAATCCTTTAAATTTTTCTTTGGGTTCATTAAGATATGCCCAGCCTGACCAACCGCCCTCAACCAAAGGAATAACGTCAATCTTGAGCATTTCCCCATTCTTGGTGTTGATGATTGAGCCAATACGCTGGTAACGGTTCTTTTGTTGTCCGTCTTTGTTGGTGTATGTCCCAACTACGCAAGAAATTTCTTTAGTGATAGCCATGATTAACCTTTCATTAGTTCAGCTTGTTTCTTAATGCTGCTGCGGGTTTTGCTGTCAAGCATTGCCCATAAAGCCGTCTTTTCTTCAATGTCCACGATTCCCGCGTACTCTTCTACCGCCCCAATTACGTCATTTGCGCTCATGCGTTCATTGATGGCTGCGGCAACATCGGCAATTATTGATAGTCTGTTTTGTGGGACTAGATCAGTCTTGGTTGCTGATACTTTTACCTTGCTGGCTGCGTTGCCATCGTCATCTTCTGGGGCAATACCGCAGGCCGCCATCAAAGAATAGCGCCGCGCATATGTCAGCGCTGAGCCATAACCCTGGGGGTCTTGTTTGGCAGCAGGGACGTGCAACTTGCCGCACTCAAGCATTTCGCCTGATTCGTGGACAAACACCGTTTCTACTGTTACGCCAGTAGCATCCTCTGATGTGCGTTGGATAAGGGCTATTCCTGCGGCATTTAAGCTATCTACAACGGCCTCCACGCATCCGGCAAGATCAACGTACTTGCTGCGGAAATGCGGGTTTGTAGACGTTTTTAAGGCCGGTGCAAAACCACGTTGGGCTTTGACTAACGCTGATGCAATGTTTTTCATAAATCACCTCCAAAATCTATCCCGCATTTTTCGCAGGAAAAGTAATACAAAATGTGAA